TTGATTCTCAGAAACTACCTCGAAAGGCAGTACTCAGAACAAAAGTTTCGAAAACAAGACCGGTCCCCGCCAACCGTATTAATACGGTCGGATTCCCCGAAGTTTGATGCCGACGACTTCGGAACGTCCCTGACGTTCCAAGTGGTTCGGATCTTGCGAAGGGGTTATCCCTCGCTTGATCAGAAACTTGGTCAAGGCCCCGACTCCCGTGATAGGAGATTCGGGGGTTCTCATACGCACACTAGCACCTTTTACAGTGGGTGTGTGAAGCGTAGGATGCATTCCCGTAGCCTTGTAAGGCAACGCGGAATGTCGTCCTAAACCTGCTGCAGTGGCGTCAACGATTGACCAATTGCCCTTCAGAAGGGTATTGAGTCGTTCGTCGAGCTTGGCGGTCGTTGCCCAGAAACCTCCCCAGTAAAGGAGATTCCTGAACGCAACTAGGCCTACAACCTCTGAGACGTCAGCGAGTGATCGTGGCAAGTCATGACGAAGACGAATGGGAGTTACCCACTCACCATCGTAATAATCGCCACCGCAAGACTCCCGGAATTTGCCATTCCAGAAGCTCTTGTCCATGTTCACAATGAGGCCAAAAGCCTCAAGGAACTGAATCACTCGTCGTACATATTCTACGGGAACGATGATATCGTCACCGTAGACGCGCACCTTGCCCACCATCTCAAAGAAGAGACGGCGGGTGAGGGGTTCACGTCTCTCGTAAGCGATCGCGGCGAAGACAATGGTTGTGAAAACCATTGCCTCGACGGGAAAGCAGAGAGCAGAGCCCATCGACGCGAACTTGACCAGAGGTATCACTCCCTGGCCAAGCACATCAGCCTTGGTGCTCCTTGTCGCTTGGACCACCTCACTTAAGTGAGGAAATCTTTCGAAAAGGAGAACTACATGCTGATTCAAGACACGATCGGATGCTTCGCTCAAATCAAGCGTAGCCAGGCGGCCTGTGAGGCTGCCTTGACGAGCAAGGACCCTGTTTGGGTCCTGATGTTCGAATCCGACGAAGAATCTGCCGAGATTGCACATTTCGTCACCCCCGGTTGGAGGCGATTCGACGTGCTTCTCAATCTCATCGATCAACTGATGAGACAGGGCCTGCTGCGCATATTGCATGGCAGTGGGCTCGATTGCAATGATTCTGGGTGTCTTGGGCGTTTTAGGGACGGAGATGACCTTTACAGGGATCTCCGACCCAGGCTCGAGAAACTCGACACGGTCCAGTTGGTCGTGATAACGCCAACTCGGGAGAGCGTAATCTCCGTAAGGAAACACGCTCTCGAGACGCTGGGGCCATTGACTGACAGAATACTTCGCGTTTCCACGGAGTTTGTCAGCAGTAGCACCAGGGCCGTGCTTGGGGACGAGACCGAGGGCACGGGATGGATTGACGATTTCGCAATCGCTATCCTTTTCCCAGACCCGACGGTTCCCGACGCTAACGCGCGGGAAGAGAGCTTGGAATAACCAATCTCTCTCTGTCCGCTCAGAACCAGAGTGTTCTCCTCCGACCGGTGAAAACCGTTCGGAAGCACTCCAGTCGCGAGCGAGCTGATGAGTGCCGAGAATAGTATTCTCGACATTAGAAAACACATCAGCCCATAAGAAGGTGGACGCTTTTCGGAAGAGGGGAAGAAATTCCTCAAAGCCACTGCTGTCCATCCTTTCGAGTTCTGCCTCAGTCTCGACGAACTTCCGCATTGCGCGAGCTTCACGTCTCTTCGACGTGGGGCGCTCGATCTTACCGAACATCAGTGTTAACTGACGGACGGATCGGATGCAATCAATGCTTGGGTCGTCGAGAAGTGACCCATCAGTGTCGAAGATTTGCGCCAGGAAACCTCCTAGGAATAGGGGGAAACCACCTGATTTCTGAAATCCAGAAAACAGGCCGGGAGCAATGGACCCCAGCTCCAAGGACCGTTCAAAGTCCTTGCAGTACTGGGGAAGGGTGATCGTTAGAAACGACTCACCTTCCACTTCGACACGATCCGTGACCGTTTTATAGTCACGGACGGCGCTAGTACAGCACCAGGCCGCCATTTCATTGGCGACCTCTCTCCACAGAGACATCAGGCTTTTCATGCAGCTCCTCGTTTCACACGGGGTAACGCATCCATAGTCTGATGAATCCGATAGGACCTCCTTTAGGTCCTAGCTTTCACCACCAAGAAGCTTGGTGATGGCAGCTCCTGAAGAAGCCAGAAGATAGCTCAGAAAGCCATCGACTAGCTGCTTCTGCTGGGCGACTGTCAGTCCTACAGCTGGAGTCCTCGTCACGAGCCAGACAGAGTCTGTCACGTTAAACGAGTTCCCCGTGCTGAGAGGATCGGCAACCGTCTGAGTACGATCGAGGCGAATGACCCGCTGGTTGCTCTTGCCCAGAGTATGGGCAATAGAAGCTCGCACGAGGCCATCGTCCTTGGAGAAGGCACCTTGATTGATGCCTTGTCCAGTACGCGCCAAAGGATTGGCGATCGCGTTGATCGTAACGGTAATCGGATCGGAAAACATCAAACATCTCCTGTGTTGAGTGATCGGCAAGATGCCGAACGTGGTTGAAAAACCCTGGGTTAAACCCCCAGAGCCACGGTCCCTACCATCGGGATAAACCCAATGCAGAGATGATGGCGACCTGCTTCGCGGAAAGCGAATCGAAGGCAACGCCAAATCCGTACGGTGTTGCTGGCCAGCGGAGTTTTTGCTCCTCTGTTCGAATAGACTTCTGAAAGAGACCATTAAAGGTCCCGAAATCAGTCGTCACTTTCGAAGTATGGCTCATTAAATAGCCATTCTCCAGCACCAGGCCGTCTGTTCCGAGGTTGGAGATGTTAGTCATAACATCCCCAACATTCCCGAACCAGTCGGCGGCCCAGCTCCATGGGGCAAGGTTCCAAAGAACCTCTGGGGTCAGCCGTACGCCAAGTAGTTTTCTGGCGTACGACCCGTATCGACGAAACTTATCGTTCGTCGAGCCACCAGTTGGCAGATAGTAAATATAATCTGCCTCAAACCATTGTCTATGTTCGACAACCTGGTGACGTTGACCACCCACGAAGAATCCAATCGGCGGGGTCATAGAAAAGCTAGTATCTAGCGTTTTCTCTTCCCTTTCGACTGGCCAGTGGTAGCTCCTCTTGATCACATGGTTAGCATCTTCTTGATACTTCCTGATGATCTTGTCGCTATTCTCAACCGTGATTGCAAAATCACGGATAGCGCCAATGAGAGGAATCCATCCGAAGACCACGTTTAGGTACTCACCGCCAGCAGCTTTCGCTGCCTTGGTGGCGTCCCTAACTTGGTCCCCGGGGAGGACAGGAATGCCATCCGCTCGAATCTCTCCAAGGTTAACGGAGAGATCGAACGCTGGGTTGGTCGGCAAGGTACGTGCAATGGCTGTTGAGCCAAGTGCATGAGCTTGCAAATCGTTGGGCTGATTGTACCCGGACAAGTCTGTCCAGGAACCATTAGCGTTCTCGATTCGCACTGTCCCACTCCCGTTTGTATCGGAGTAGTTCAGTGACGGAGGGTAGTATGTCTTAATGTCTCTAGAGACATTAAGAGGCCCTCCACCAGACCAACGCCCGTTGAGATGAGCATGAGAAAAGCTCATCACTGTCTCAGATGACTGAAAGCCATCTGAGGCATACGGGTCAAAGGGACTGAAGAATGTCGGTCGCCTCACACCGCTTACGCGGCATGAGAAGTACCGATTGGTCTTCACCGTAAGTCCCATATTCCTCTACCCATCTGCATGTACGGAAACACAGCCTGGAGAGACTGTGCTAGCGTGGGCGCACCTCAC